TCCCGGCCGTGCACCGTGAGGGTGTCGAGCATGTGGCGCACGCCAGCCACATCGAGCGGCGCATCGGCGAGCAGTCCGTTGTCGCGCAGCGCCGCCACGATGTGGCGCGCGTAGTCGGCGAAGCTGACGCCCATGTCGTGGTGATCGTCCATCGTATCGGCGACGAGCACGACGATATCGCCATCGGTCCAGGTGGTCAGGTCGTCCATTTTCAGCGGGCCTCATGGGTGAGCGGGGCGGGGAGGCGCGGCAAGGCGGGCAGCGTGACCGTCCGGTGGCGACCATCGAGATGCGCGATGGCCTCCAGGAGCGACTGGCGCGCGTGGGCGGTAAACATGGCGTAGGCGGCCTCGCCGTTGGGCGCCTCGGCCTCGGCCATGGCGTGCGCCACGGCGTCGAGCGCATGCAGCGCGGACTGGAAAGCGTTGCGACTGGCCTTGATGTGGTCGGCGACGATGGTCATTCGCGAGCGTCCTTGCTTGGCCGGCACGCGCCGGTCTCCTCGATCTCGGCGATGATTGCGTCGAGCCGCGCGCGCGTCGCTTTCAGCACGCCGAGCGACAGACGCTTGTTCGTGTCATTGCAGCGGCGCCGTACCCAGGCTTCGAGCTTGTTGGGCAGATCGTCGACGTCGAGCCGCACTGTGCTCTCGGTCGGCTTGGCCGGCTGGATCGGATCGGTGCTGCGATCCGACTTGCCGGTGGCGCTCGCTTTCTCGCGCTTGCGCTGGCCTTCCTGCACCGCGGCATCGCCGACCGCCATCAGCTCGTCGGCGGTCATTTTCTCGATCGTCTTGTGCGCCGGCACGACGCCTTGACGCGCGGCGAGCTTCGTGGCGAGCGCCACGCGGTTCTGCACCGCGGTCTTAGTAATGCCAAGCTCGCCGCTGAGCTTCTCCCTGACGGTCGGCACGGGCGGCGGGCTAGAGGCAAGTGACTTGCCTCTAGCCCCCTTGATGGTGCCCTGCGTCTCAGCCTGCTTTGACCGTCCCGATGTGACGAGCCCCGCCTTCTTGAGCAGGCCGGCATAGCGCGCGGTATGCCCTGCGCGTTCCGATGGCGTGAGTTCCTTGCGGTGCAGGTTCTCGACCATCTCGTCCATCTGGATGGCCGCGGCCGGCATGGTCTCGGGGTAGATCATGCAGGTGATCGTGTCGAAGCGCTGGTTATCCCTGTGCAACTGGCTGGCCGCAGCCAGGCGATGCGCGCCGTAGATCAGCTTGTGGCGCGTCGTGAAGCGGCCGGTTTTCACCTGCTGCACACCGATCGGCTGTAGCAGGCCGTGCGCCTTCATGCTTGCGGCGAGCTCGGCGACCTTCGCGGGATCGAGAGGGCGCATGCGCGCCCCCTCGTCCATGTCGATCGTCGCGAGCAGGACTGACCTGATGTCGTGCGGGCGTCGGTTCGTATCACCCGATCCGGCGCCTGACAGCCCGGCCGTGTTCGGGACTGGTGTCGTGGTCATGGCAAGCACCGGGATCAAGCCGTGGGCGCGTCGGAGGTGACGGCGATGCCCATCACCTTCAGCGCTGCCTGTTCCTTCATGCGCGCCGACTTGGGACCGCGCACCCCCTCGATCTTCACGCCATAGGCTGCCGCTGCCGCCATCCACTCGGTCTCGGTCGGCATCTTGCCGTGGTCCTTGGCGATCGCGCCCATCAGCGCCCAGATCGCGGTGCGGCTGCGGCCGATGTCGGGATGCGCCTTTGCCAGCTCGAGCGCCGGCACCAGGAAGCGCTGCACGTCGTCGGCGTTCAGTGTCGCGCCGTTGTTGAGATGCGCGATCTGCGCGCTCAGTTGCGGCAGCACCTTGAGCCCAACCGCAGCGCCCACGGCGCCTGCGAGCAGCGATTGGTATGCGGCGACCTGCTGCTTGCTCGGCGTGTTCTTGAAGCGGGCGACCTGAACCGGAGCGATGTCGGCGAGCCTGACCGCTTCGTTGATCGCCTTGGTCAGCGGGCCGTTGGCGTTCAGGACCGCAACTGCGCGTTCCTTGACCGGATGCGCATACTTATTGAAATCGTGCATGATCGTGCCGGCGTGCTCAGCGCTGATCCCGTGATAGAGCGTGAAGGGGATCGGATCATCACCGGTCGCCTCATCGCGTTCGCGCAGCAGAAAGCGCGCCTCGGTCTGGGTCTCGCCGTCGAGGTTCACCAACGGTGAGATCGCGGGCAACGTCAGCGACGTTTCGCTTTCGCCGACTATGCCGAGCTCGGGGCAGTAGAGCGTGATCGGCGGCGTCGCACCCAGCGCAGCGCCCGCATTCACGCGCTCGATGTAGTCGGAGTAGTGGTGCGCGCGGTTCATGCGCGGCTGGTCGAAGCGGCGCTGCACGGTCTCGCGCAAGCCATGCGCCTTGGCGAGCGTCGCATCGCGGCGCATCTCCTTCGCCTTCGCGTGCTCGTTGTAGCTCGGCTGCACCAGGCCGAAGGTGATGAGCTGGTTGAGGGAGGAGACCCCGAGAAACGCCGTCTCGCTGATGGCCATCCCGATCAGGGTCTTGCCGGCAACCCGGCGCTTCACTACGGTTGTCATCGCTGACTCGTCCCTTTGCTGCTGGCCCGCCCCCTGATCGGGGCGGGCTTTTTGCGGCCGCGCGGCGGGCTGCAGCGCGTGAGGAAGAGTGTTGCGAAAATCGCAACCTGCGTCAATAGGGAAATTGCAAAAATCGCAAGCCGGAACTGTCAGCCGGCTTTACAGCCGCGGCCGGGGCGGCACCGAAAACCCCGCAAAACCGCATCGGCATAGGGATTGCTGCCCGTGGCTGGTAACCCCACCAGGGAGTTTTCAGCCATGAAGCATCTCGCACTAGCCGCAGCGCTGCTGCTTGGCGCACTGCCGGCTTACGCCGACGTGATCATCACCTACGGTCAGTCGGGCGGCGCCAACACCATCACGGGCGTCGCAAGCGCCACCGGGACGGTTTGGGGCGGGACGGACATTCCTGTCACCGTCACCCAGATCGCGCCCAACGGCCCGGCGACGCCGTTCGCCGCGTTCCTCGACGTGGCGGCGCACTCCATCGCTGGCGCCAACACGGTCGGACCGTTCATCACCCAGGAGTTCGCCGGCACATTCTCAATCTGCTCGACCGCCGCAGGGTGCGTGGTCAACTACCTGTCGGGCACGTTCAGCGATGGCGCGCTGACCGCAAATGGCGCAGTGCAGATCGTCGTCGCGGCGCCCGACGTGACGTTCACGTCGAGCGTCATCGTGGCACTTGGTGAACCCAACGCGCTCGGGTTCAGCTTTACCAACGTGGCGCCGCCGGTCAGCCTGGTGGCGTGCACCGCGACGAATCCCGGTTGTGACACGGGGCAGACCATCGCTAGCTTCACGGCGTCGGTCACGGGCAACGCCGCGGCGACAGAAGTGGCGGAGCCCGCCACGCTGGCGGTGCTCGGCGCAGTGCTGCTCGGCCTGGGCCTGTTGCGGCGGCGTCGGCGAGACGACGCAGCGGCGGCCTGAGGCCCTTCAGTGGGCGGGGCGTCTCGGCAGAGCGCCCCGCTTACCTTTCAGCTACAATGGGGCTCCTGCGCAGGGCTACTGCATCGGCGGCGCGCCCGGCTTGTTCGCCGGGTCGTAGCCGTGCTGCTTCAGGAAGTCGAACAGCCCCGCGGCGAGGTCGTAGGCAGCTGGAACTGGCATGATCAGTCGACCGATGACGACGCGATTGACCGGCCCCGGCGTGCTGACATGGCTGACGCGCGCCGCCGCGAAGGTGATGGCGACGTTGGCGCCGAATGCGGCGAAGCCGACCGCCTCGGTGGCGAACACGTCGGGGGCGTGCGGGTTGTCCACGAAGTGGATGGGCGGCCGCTGGTCCGTCATGTCGTGCTCTCCCTATGACAGCGATCGGCAGGTGTGGCGTTCCGACGATGGCGGGCGCACGTGGACGCCATGGGCAAAAAGAGGGCCGCCGGGTTAGGGCGGCCCCGCAAGTTATTGCTCGTTGTCTCGTGGGATGAGGCGCAGCAGCTTTACCGTGCTGTCGCCTCTTCGGTAGGGTGGGCTTCGGATATCTCCGCGGCTCGCCGCAACAGCTTGATCCGATCATCAATGCTGAAAGTGGCCAGCAGCTGGGCCGCTGTTTCAAAGAACGCCGACTGCTTCACGGTGCCTCCTTGGCCGTCGCTTTCCTGCGGATTTTGCAGCGTGACGGCTGGATGAAGGCGAGCGAGCGCAAACCATTCCCTGATCTTGTCGGCTTCAGCCGCCTTGAGTTGGCGCTTGCCTTGCAGCAGCCGGGTGATTGCGGATGGGTCGAGTTTCAATAGCTGGGCAAGCTGCGCTCGTGTGTGCCCCGCGCGTGCCAGCTCTTTCTTGATGTCGTCCGCATTCATTCCCCGAAGCTTTGCGTAAACCGCAAGGCCCGCGCCATTGATAAGAACGCAATCGGCGCTTGCGGGTGGCTTGCGATTAGCGCAATATCCGCCGCCATGAACACCGCAGAACGCATTGTTTCGAAGTTTGGCGGTCATCGCGTGGTCGCCGATCTTCTTGGGTTGGATGTCAGCGCCGTGCATCGGTGGGGGTATCCCCGCGAACGCGGCGGCAGCGATGGCTGCATTCCGACCAAGCACCAGCGCGCACTGCTCGCCGCGGCGCGGAAGCGCAAGATCGCGCTATCGCCCGACGACTTCTTCGATGAAGTCGCGGCATGAACGGGCGCGCGATCCGCGCGGCCAAGTGGCGCGCGACGATGGCGCGGCTCGGCCCGACGCTGCCCGACCGGCCCGAGCGGGCCGGGACCAGCCCGCGCATGGCGACCGCCGCGGAGCGCGCCGCGACGATCGCGCGCGAGGATGCCGCGCGCGACGCCACGCACGCCATCCCGCACGCGATGCTGAGCTATCTCGGCACGTCCCTGCATTTCCGCGAGAAGGCTATTCCTCCGCTTGCCGATTACGGCGCCGCCCATGCTGCGCCGGCGCCTTGCAAGGCGGCGCGTCCTGCAACCAACGGAAAAAATCCGCCAGAGGGCACGCCGTGAAATCCGCGCACGCGCAGCTCGCGCAGTTGCACGACGCGTTGGTCGCGCGCACGGCGCAGGCGGTGTGCCATGCGCCGGCCAAGGTCATCGCGCTGCGCATCGGGACGAGCGAGCGGCACGTCCGCGGCATCAAGGCGAAAGAGCACTGCTGCGGTGCCGCAGCCTTGTTCTTTCTCGCCCAGGAAGATCCGAGCTTGCGCGAGTGGTGCGTGGAGCTGATGCGGGTCGGGCCTGCGAGCGAGCGCGGGCATGCGCTGATCGTCGCGATCGAGACGCGGCTGGGCGACGACGGCACGCCGTAAATGAGCGCGCGGGCGGCGGGGATTTCCACAGGTTATCCACAAAGCCATACACAGGGGGAAAAGTGAAATGGCACCGCGTCCGGTTGAGCGCCGCCCGTTGCATGACTTAGCCCCCGAGACGTTGGCGCGCTTCGAGGCGCAGTGGATGCCCGAACCCAATTCGGGGTGTTGGCTTTGGCTGGGGGCGGTGCAGAAACGGGGTTATGGAAATGTCCGCATCATCCGGCGTGGTTATCTTGCGCATCGCGTCGCGTGGTCAATTCACCGCGGACCAATCCCGACGGGGATGTGGGTTCTTCATCGTTGCGATAACCCGTCCTGCGTAAATCCGGATCATCTATTCCTCGGCAATCACGCGGCCAATATGGCAGACATGGCCGCCAAAGGGCGGCATTGGTCAAAGACCAATCCTGAGAAAGTTCTGCGCGGCGATGCGCACCCAGCTCGCATCAATCGTCATCTTCGCCCCCGTGGCGAGCGTCATGGACGCGCGAAATTGACGGCGGCGAAAGCAGCCGCCATTCGCGTTGATCCGCGTTCCGGTCGGGCGATTGGCGTGGAATATGGTGTCAGCAGCACAACGGTCTTCGATATCAAGAACGGCAAGAGATGGCCGAATGTCTGACATTAATCATCGCGTGCGATTGCTCGATGAACTGCATAACGCAGCTCTGCGCATTTGGGGCGATGGCGTGAATGATCTCGCGCCCGATGACTATGTGCAGATGCTTCTCATGCTTTCGCTGGACCGCATCCACCGGGGCGAGACGCGCGGCTTCGCGCGGCGCCGGCCGGCGCAGCCGGTGGTGCTGGACGCGGCGCGGATGAAGCAGGGCATCGGGTGATGACGCGCGTGCGTGCGCCGGTCGCAAGCGAGCGGGCCGAGCAGCGGGCGTTCTTCGACTGGCTCGAGACGGCAGCACCGCCGGATCTGTTTTTTTCCGCATGCCCAGGCGGGGACGGTAGGCCGACCCGTACCCCTGGGTTCCGTGCAGGAACGCCCGACGCATTTTTAATTTACCGCGGCAGATTTATAGCCGTCGAAATGAAGCGGCGGCGCGGCGGGGTGGTGTCGCCGGAGCAGGCCGCCGCCCATGCCGCCATCGCGACGGCAGGCGGCGTGGTCATCGTCGCTGCGGGCTGGGCGGACGCGGCGGCGCAACTGCGCCGCCTGGTGCCCATGCGCGCGCGCATCGCGGCATAGCGTGCCCCATGACCGGCGGAAACGGCGGTTATTACGTCCATAACCACGAACTGAGCGAGTTCTGGGAACGGCGCTGCCAACACCCGACGTCGCACGTCGTCAAAACCAAAATCGCCAACGGCGCCACGCAATACCGCAAGGAATGCGACGTGTGCTGGCACCTGTTCGGCCCCGCCGTGTCGCGCTTCGATGCCGCCGGCACCTTCCGCGAGCCCGATCTCGAAAAGCGCCGCGCCTATGAGGAAGCCCGCAAGGCGGAAGAGCGGCTGATCAAGCAGCGCTTCGCCGACCAGCAGGCCGGCCGCACCGCAGAATGGTGGGACTGGTACAACGCATACCTCACAAGCGATGCGTGGTATGCGCGCCGCGCCAAGGTGTTGCGGCGCGCGGGTGGCATGTGCGAGGGCTGCGCCACGGCGCGCGCCACCATGGTGCATCACCTGACCTACAAGCACGTCGGCAACGAACTGCTCTGGGAGCTGCGCGCCGTCTGCGACGACTGCCACGACATCTGCCATGACGGGAGCGATGAGCGATGAGCGCGCATCACGACAGCGGGCGCGAGCTCGACCGCATGCTCGGGTTCTATCTCGGGAAAATCCATGACGAGATGAAACGCGCCTACCCGGAGCGCTCGATCGCCCTGGTGCTGGTAACCGGCGTGGACCAGGAGCCGCCGGTCGTGCTGTCCAATTTGGTGAACAGCGCCGTGCTGCTCGATCGCGCGCTCCAGGCGGTGCAGCGCGCTCAGCCACGGCCGGTGACATGAGAGGCGACCTTACCGCGTTGCGCCTCGATCTGGCGCAGCACGGCTACCCGCCGGTGCCAGTCACCTCGCCGTGGGCCAAGGGCGTCGAAAGCCCCGGCAAGGCGCCAAAACTGGTGGCCTGGCAGAAAATCTGCCGCGACGCATCGGAAGCCGAGATCGCCTCGTGGGAGGTGCGCCTTCCCGACCACGGCAACACCGGCATCCTATGCGGCGATGTTGTCGCCATCGACATCGACATTCTTGACGAGGAGCTGGCCAACAAGATCGAGGTTCATGCCCGGCAGCGTCTCGGCGACACGCCGTTGCGGCGGGTAGGGCAGGCGCCCAAGCGGCTGCTGGTCTACCGCACCGACCAGCCTTTCACGAAGCTGGCCACGGGGGCATTTTTCAAGGACGGCAAGCGCTGCCTGGTCGAGGCGCTGGCCTCGGGGCAGCAATTCGTGTCGTCCGGCGGCCATCCCGGCGGATTCGATTACGCCTGGACCAGCGACACGCCGCTGCAAGTGACGGCGAGCGACCTGCCAACGGTGAGCGGCGGCCAGGTTGCCGCCTTCCTCGATGAGTGCACGACCATCATGCGCTTCGCCAGGGCGGTGCCGGATCAGGGGGGCGGCGGTGCATTGCCGCGCGCCACGGGCCGGCCGCTTTCGGCACCGCCCGTGCAGGCGTGGTGCGGGGTTGAAGGCAACCGGCCGCCGCGCGAGCTCGTCGCCGAGGCGCTGCGGTGGGTCCCCTGTGGAGAACTCGATTACGTCCAATGGATTACAATCGGCCATTCGCTGTGCGCCGCGCTCGGCGACGACGGCGGCGACCTCTGGGTGCGCTGGAGCGACGGCTACGCCCAGAACGACCGCGCCACGAGCGCCCGCAAATGGAGGAGCTTCAACACCTGCCGCAGCAGCCATAGGACGCTGTTTTCATGGGCCGAACGGCGGGGGTGGAAAGGCTGGCCGAGCGCCGACCGGGAGGGACCGTCCGTGGACGAGGCGCACCCCGGAGATCAGCCGCACGCCAACGGCAAGGGGGAGAGCGTCCCGGCCGGCGGCATGCGGCCCTTGCTCGCGCCGCTCGCCGCCTACGATCCCGCCAACGAACCGCCGCAGATCGTGCGCGGTGTCATCGGCGCCGGGCAAGTCATCACCATGATCGGGGGGCCAGGATGCGGCAAGACCACGCTCGCCTGCCTGCTTGCCGTTTGCGTCGCGTCAGGCACGCCGTGGATGGGGTTCGAGACCGAGCCGGGGCCTGTCGTCTATGTCAGCGCAGAGGCCCCCGTAGCCGCGCACAAGCGGCTTACGGCGGCATGTATGGAGCTGAACCTGGATCCCGCAGCGCTGCCGATCATGGTCATGCCGCAGGCGTTGTTCCTCGACGATTTCGATCTGGTATCCCGCGTCATCGGCGAAACACAGGCATTCCTCGAGCATGTGCAACGCCCGGCGCTGTCCCTGGTGATCCTGGATACCTTCGCGCGCTGCATCGCCGGCGCCGACGAAAATAGCGCCGAGCATGTCGGCACCGCAGTGGTAACCATCGATCGACTCAAGCGCGAACTCGGCTGCGCCGTGATCCCGCTCCACCATCCCAGCAAAGCCAACCCCACCCAGGGCCGCGGCTCGTCCGCCATGCCGGGGGCTGTAGACGGCGAGATCGTCATTGTACGCGAGACTTCCATCGCCGATGCCATTGGGACGATATCCCCAGGAAAGCCCAACCGTGATTTGGAGCTGTTCCAGCCGGTCAACTTCCGGCTCAAGCCGGTCGACCTCGGCCACGACGGGCGGGGCGATATGGTCCGCACGGTCATCGCCGTCGAGGAAGGCGGATCAGCAATGCCCATGCGCGCACCTATTACGGGACAAACCAAAATTGCCTTTGACGCCCTGGTTGCTGCTATCGCAGCCCATGGCGAGGCCCTGCCAGGCCACCCGAAATATCCGCCGCATGTCATCGGCGTTAAGGTCGAGAATTGGCGCGCGGTATTCTATGACCGCTATTTGGGCGAAAACCCTGAACAAGAAGGGAACGAGGTGGACATGTCCACCACCCCCAAGTGGACATCAAAAAATGAGGCCAAAATGAAGGCATTTCAGCGCGGTGGACAAAAGTTAATTGCGGCAGGACACGTCGGAATTTCCCAACCTTTCGCGTGGCTTATCAAAAAAGTGGACACGTGGACATGAGGTGGACATCGGTGGACATGTCCACCTGGTGGACAGGTGGACATCGTTTTCCCCCCCCCTTTAGGGGGGGAAACATGTCCATGTCCACTGTCCCCCTAGCCCAACGATGGTTAAAATCCATCAACTCAATGGTTAACGCCGCCTTACATCCCGCAGTCTTGCAGCCCACGCAAGACCACGGGATATGGCCGGGAACAGATGCCGCACGCCTGCGACGAAATTGGCCCGCCATTGTTTCGCAAGGCGCGCTAAGGGGGGGGGCTTAGCAACCCCTTGAAAACCAATGTACGAATATGCCGCTCTTGCCGCTATTATCCCCTGCCGCCAGCCACCCGCGCGCATGAGGACGCCCCGGCATGCCGCCTGCCCCGCCCCCCAGCCGCACCGCCGACAGCACCATCTACGCCCTCAACGGCACAATCCTCCGCGACCACGTCCGCGCCCCCCGCCGCACCGCCGCCTTCATCGCCGCCCGCATCCGCACCTCCGTCATCGTCGAGGACTGGACCAACACGGCCCGCTACCGCGTCACCCGCACCGGCCGCATCCGCCCCGCCCCCCGCGATTGGGCGCCTGCATCCATCCTCGAACCCGAACGCTCCCTCCGCACCATGCGCGCCGACCCCAGACGCTACGCCCGCCAGCTCGCCCTGCATCGCCTCGCCGTCGCGGAGCGGGCCAGATCCAGGGTCGCGATCAGGGCTTTGAGACGCAGAGACGCCCATCGCCGCGCCATCGCCTCGGCGTTCTATTCATGACCGCCACGCCCCCTGGCCTCGTCGCCCAGCTCCGCGCCCTCCGCCTCGCCCGCGGCCTGCCGCTCAAAGTCGTCGCCCACAACCTCGGCGTCTCCCCCTGGTGGCTCTGCCGCCTCGAGCACGCCGACGGCTACAACCTCCGCCAGATCGAGCGCTGGGCAGCAGCGCTGGACGCCGATGTGGCCATTACGGCAAAGCCGCGCGCGCCCAAGCGCCGCACCGGCTGATAGGCTCGCCCTCCATGCCGCTCGAAAAGTCGAAGTCCAAAGCCGCGGTCGGCCGCAACATCCGCCGCGAGCTCGCCGCCAATCCGAAGATGCCCACCGCGCAGGCCGTGGCGATCGCGCTCGACACGCAGCGCCGCGCCGGCGGTGGCACGCCCAAGCCCGAGGCCCACGCCGAGCCGCCGCAGACGCAGGCCCGAACGCGCAAGCGCGTGCCCGCCCGCGATGGGCTGGCGAAGAAGTTGGCCGGCAAGATCGCCCAAGGCGGCGCGCTCTGACAGCGATCGTTACGGGGCAGTAACGATCTGACTACAAAGGTAGGAAAGGAATGCCGCGCGGCGCAAAACCGGGCGAACGCCGAGGGGGCCGCGCCAAAGGCCAAAAGAACAGGGCTACGCTCGAGATCGAAGAAAAGCTCCGCAAGCTCGGATGCGATCCCATCGAGGGCATGGCGATGATCGCAATGGCCGTCGACACCCCCACCGAACTCAAGGCGCGCATGTTCGCCGAACTCGCCCAGTACATCCTGCCCAAGCGCAAGGCGACCGAGCACAGCGGGCCTGAAGGCGGCCCGATCATCGTGTCATGGCTGCCGCCGCCCGCCGCGTAACCGTCGAGTACGCCCCGCGGCGCCAGTTCCTCGCGTTCCATCACCGGGCCGCCAGGTTCACCTGCATCGTCGCCCATCGCCGCTGCGGCAAGACCGTCGCCTGCATCAACGAGCTGCTGCGCGCTGCGGGCGAGTGCAAGCGGCCGGATGGCCGCTACGCCTACATCGCGCCGCTGTTCAATCAGGCGAAGGACGTGGCGTGGAGCTACTTGAAGCACTACGCGCGGCCGATGCTGCGCGATGCGCCGAACGAGAGCGAACTGCGCGTCGACGTGCTGAGCGGCCACAAGAGCGGCGCGCGTATCCGCATCTACGGCGCCGACAATCCCGACCGGCTGCGCGGCATCTACCTCGATGGCGTCGTGCTCGACGAATACGCCGACATGGACCCCACCATCTGGGGCGGCGTCATCCGCCCGCTGCTGACCGATCGCCAGGGCTGGGCCACCTTCATTGGTACGCCCAAAGGACGCAACGATTTCGCAACCATGTTCGATCGCGCGGCAACCGACCCCGACTGGTGCCGCTACATGCTGAAGGCGTCGGATACTGGACTGCTCCCCGCCGCGGAGCTCGAGAGCGCGCGGCGCGACATGAGCGAGGACCAGTACGAACAGGAATTCGAATGCAGCTTCATGGCTGCGGTGGTGGGTTCGTATTACGGCCGCGAGATCGCCTGGCTCGAGGCGGAGAAGCGCATCGGGCGCGTGCCTTGGGAACCGACGCTGCCAGTCCATACCGCGTGGGATCTCGGGATCGGCGACAGCACCGTGATCTGGTTCGCGCAGTTCGCCGGCAAGGAAGTGCGGCTGATCGACTGTCTGGAGCACAGCGGCGTCGGGCTCGCGTGGTATGCCAACGAGCTGCGCTCGAGGCCGTACACCTACGGCGATCACATCCTGCCGCACGACGCCGAGGTCAAGGAGCTGGGTTCGGGCCAGTCGCGCATCGAGACGCTGCGCTCGCTCGGCGTGTTCAACACGCGCGTTATCGCGGCGCAGCGCATCGAGGACGGTATCCAGGCGGTGCGCAACTTGCTGCCGCGGTGTTGGATCGATGCGGAGAAATGCGCGAAGGGGCTGGCGGCGCTCAAGGCGTATCGGCGCGAGTTCGATGAGAAGCGCAAGATCTTTCACGATCGGCCGCTGCACGACTGGTCGAGCCATGCGGCGGATGGGCTGCGCTACCTCGCGCTCGGCCAGCCGAAGGACCGGGCGGCGGTCAAGCTCGTCTACAGCAACAAGGGAATCCTGTGATGTGCAACCGCTACCTGGTGAGATTGCACCACCCCACGGCGTATGGCCTCGACATGGATGTATTGGCTGACGACGCCACCGAGGCCGCGACGCTGGCGCTGGCCGAGTGCCCGGCCGATACGTACATCGAGCGCATCGTGCCGATGGAGATCGACGCGCTCGAGGCCGACGGCACAGCGACAACCGCTCGTATCACGAGCAGCGAACGGATGGAGGTGTCAGATGGATGACCCCGTGAACCCCGTGACAGATCCCGTGAAGGACGAGCGGCCGGATCGGGCGATGAAGATCGACTGGCCGGCGATCGCCACTGGCCCGTCGCGGCCCGCGGTTGCCGCAGCGCGCGAAGGCGAGACGGTGGAGTCGCGCGAAGGCGAGCCGGTCATCAACCGCTACCGCGTCGAGCTGCGCCATCCCGATCAGGACGGCACCGACGGCGAGGTGCTGGCGGAGACGGAGGAAGCGGCGATCGCCCAGGTGGCGGCGCTCGCGCCCGAGGGCTCGACGATGCAGCGCGTGGTGCTGATGCAGCACGACTACGTGGAACCGGAACCGCCCGTCGAGCCGCCGGTCAGCACCGATCCGACGGGCACGGCGTGGATGGCGTCGACGGCGACCGCCAGCGGCGTGGCAAGCGAGCCGGCGCTGTTCGACGACGGCGCGGCCCGCCGGTAGCGCCAATAGGTGCCTCCATGCTGCATGACGTGAAAGTGCGGACGTACGACGCGCTGCGCAAGACCGAGAGCATCGAGATCGTCACCGTCGACGCGGCGGGTGGCGATGATGCGGCGGAGATGGCGCTGGCGCTGCGGCCGGGCGGCACCGTGGTCGGCGTGACAGGCCATGGCGGCTTTGCGCCGGCGGGCGGTGCGGCGGTGCTCGAGGCCGACGACACGCCGCCGGAGGACGAGGACGGCGAGCCGGGGCCGAGCAATCGGGAGTTGGCGTCTATGCCGATGATGCGGCCTCGGCTTGCCCCGGCGCCGCCGCCCCCGCTGGCGGCGCCGGACCCCGATGCAGCAGTAGGGTTTGCGGTCACAAACCCCACTGATACGCCGCCGGTGAAGCGCGGGCCAGGCCGGCCGCGCAAGGAGCCGGCGACGTGAGCGACAGCGACATGATCGCGCACTACCGCGTGAAGCTCGGGCCGGTGTGGCTGCATGCGGTCGGCATCGGAGCGGAGGCGGTAGTGCGCCAGCGGCTGCAAGACCTCGATCCGGTGTGGCAGCGCGCCAGCGTCGAGCTCGTGGCGAGCCGGCCGCTCAACGACTGGATGGGGCCTTTTCCGCGGGCGACGCGGCTGCGGATGTGGCTCGTCGAGGCGGATGACTGAGCCATGCGCGCAGCGTCATCAGATGCCGCCGAAGTCACGATTGTCGTTGATCCACTGGCGCAGTTCCTCGAGCGCCTCGCGCTTCGTCGCCGCGCCGCGCCCGTTGCGGTCGATCGTCTCGGCCGCTTCCTGCCGAGTGTACCAGCGGTGCATGAGGTCGTTGCCGCCATCCTGGTAGGCGCCGCGCTCGACAATCCAGCCGAGCTTGCGCGCGGTGGCTTCGGTGAGGGTCTTGATCTGGCTCATGTCTGCCGGGCTCCTTGCCCTGGTTGGCGTCTGATGAGGAGGAACCTGACGGTTGACAGCGGCAATGTCAACAGTTTAATTTGCAGCTATGAAATATACCCCTTCTCAACACGAAATAGGTCGGTTCTGGGCGCTGGTCGGCCCGCTCGACGCCAACGGCTGCCGGGACTGGCGCGGCCCCATGCACCAGTACGGCCGGTTCTGGTCGGGGCGGCAAATGTGGATGGCGCATCGCTTTGCCTTCGGCCTGGCGCACGGCTTCGCGACATTGACGCCGCGCGCGCACATCTGCCATGCGTGCGACCGGCCGATCTGCGTCGAGCCGGCCCATCTGTGGCAGGGCACGCCCGGAGAGAATGCCGCCGACAGCACCGCCAAAGGGCGGCGCGCCTTGGGCGAGGCTTACCCGAACGCGAAGCTTACGGCCGATGCGGTGCGCGAAATCAGGCGCAGCGGCGCGACCGTCAAAGATGCCGTCTTGATCGGCGGCTTCATGGCCAAGTTCGGTGTCAGTTACACGACCATCTGTCACGTCATCACTCGGCAGGCGTGGAAGCACGTCAAATAGCCCTCCATGGAGCGGCCACATGGCGCGCATGACCGACGAAACCCTGCTCTCGATCGTGGACCAGCGCTGCCGCCAGGCCGACAGCATGGGCGCCAGCCCGCTGGCCGCTGAACGCACGACGGCGTTGCGCTACTACCGCGGCGACAAGTTCGGCGACGAGCAGGAGGGCCGCAGCCAGGTCGTATCGCGCGACGTGGCGGAGAGCATCGACAGCACGCTGCCGAGCCTCATGCGCATCTTCGCGAGTGGCGATCAGGTGGTGATGTGCGAGCCCACCGGCCCCGAGGACGAGGAGGCCGCCGCGCAGGCGACCGACTATGCCAACTACGTGTGGAACCAGCTCAACCCGGGGTTCCGCATCTTCTATTGGTGGTTCAAGGATGCGTTGCTCCAGAAATTGGGCATCGTAAAAATCTGGTGGGACGATACGCCCAAGGTGACGCGGGAGGAGTATCGCGGGCTCACCGAGGCGCAGGCGGAGGAGCTGCGCGCCGATCCCGACATCGAGGTGCTCGAGGAGAGCGATCCCTACGAGGACGAGGACGCCCCGCGCGCGCTGCCAGGGCCGCCGCCGATGCCGCCTATGCCGCCTATGCCCCCGGGCATGCCGCCGCCGGGGCTGATGCCTGGCGGGCCGCCGATGCCGCCAGGGCCGCCGATGCCGGGGCCACCGCCGGGCGTGGTGCCGCCAGGACTGCCGCCCGGCATGGCGCCACCTGGCATGGCGCCACCTGGCATGCCCCCTGGTCCCCCCGGCCTGCCGATGGTGCTGCCGCCCGTCCCGCAGCTCGCGCCGCCGCAGCTCG